CTAAAGCCTGTTGAAGAGGTAACGGAAATTGTTTCTACTGATGCTGATAAGCCAGACGTAGCATCAATAGTTGTAGACTGTATCTCATCTTCTTGACTTGCATAAGCTTGGGCAATGTATTCGTAGTAGGTCATTGTTGACAAGTTATTGCCAGAGGCATTAAGTGTTGTGTCTTTTTTAATTCTTGAGGTTTTATAATCTATGTGTTTAGTATTAGTAGGTATTGTATATCTAGTAACACCCGGAGTTAAGGTACTGCTATTAACCGAACTATTAAAAGGGTATGAAAATTCGTATTGATTAATCTGTCTTATAGCAACATTAATTGCATCCTTAACCATAGCATATTCACCAATAGAAGAAGCAAAGTTACTAGAAGTAAGCTCTACTTCATTAAGACGTTTGTTTACGTCATTCACTAAACCTAAATAATCGTATGCCATTATGTTTCCTCAAGATGCACTAAAGGGGCCAGCATATAGCCAGCCCCAAAAGTATATATTATATTACAGCAGATCACGTTGGGCTTCACCAGCCTCAGTGTGAGCAGCCGAAATATCAGCAATAACTGCATAGACACGAAGGCGTCCAGTTGCAGCAGCAGCACCAGCGACAACAACATCAATGGTATCTGAAGCAGCTACACCAGCTAGTTGTGAAGCATGGAAGTCTGCATTAGGTGTAGAAGCTGCACCAGTACCAACAGTATTAGTATACCCATTAGTACCTGCTGCAAGGTATGTACCAGCAGCAGCATCAAGCGCAGCACCATCAATGATGTCATCTCCACCAGCATAGTCAATATTACAAGTACAACTTGCAGTAAAGGACTTCATGATTTCCGCACCAGCAGTCAGGACTACTGACTCAGAAGGGATTTCAAGTAGTTGGAAGATGTCACCATTAGCAATGGTAGCACCCGCAGTAATCATAGCATCAATATCTAAGATTGCTTCAATAGTGCGAACAGAATTACCGACAACTGTTGGAACAGCAAGAACATTTGCCCCAACACCAGCGGTAGTACTGACAGTCATATCAAACGTAGCCATAGTTTATTACTCCCTTATGCTGCGTTGTAACGGGCAGTAACGATTGCTTCAGGACGAAGAATCTTACGACCGTATAGATGCATACCACGAACAATGTCAGCAAAGCTGTCAGGGTCACGATAGGTTTCTGTCTTGTTGATTTGCTCAGCAGTTGCAACAGCGGAGTCATGTCCTGCGACAATAACACCGAAATTAGTCAACTGATTAGCAGTTCCTGAAGTTCCCGGTCCAGTGCCAAGTGCTGGCAGATTGGATGAGGAATAGACACGGAAGCCGTGGAAGTTGTTAACGGTCAAACCGTTACGCAGTCCACCTGATTCACCGAAGTCTGCATTCATGAAACGTGAATCCTCGTCTGCAAGGATTTCCATAAACACCGGGTCAACGATCAGCCATCTCGCTTGTGAGTCAACTTGCTGTTGATCAAGTACACGCTTCATACGAGCAATGATCATTGCAGGTGAAACAGTAGCCGTTGGAAGCGAGGTTGCCCCCGGCATACGTGCAGTCACAGGAATTGAGTGTGTACCCGAAGATGCAGTGGTAATATTACCAAAGTCAGATTTGTGAAGCTGCATACTACCCAGAAGCTCATTGCCTTCTGCAGTGCTGATAGCTTTACTACCGTTAACTGCATCATTGAGGGCGTTGGCTTGGTTGTGCAAAGAACCCTGCTTATAACCTGCCATGTAGCCAAGGACTTCTTGGTCATGTTGGTCAGCAAGACGATAAGCAGCACGATCAGTGGCAAGTTGCATGAAATTTACATGCGAATGGGCCTCTTCAATATCGTCCATCTTAAAGGCAAAATAGTTAGCCTTATCAATGGTTAACTGAAATTCGGCATCTTCTAAATCTTGTGCTGTGACTTGTGTACCACGGGCATAAGACGAGACAGAAATTTCCGGTTCCTTGATAATCTTGACTGTATCGCCTTGAGCAGAAATCTCACCGAAGTAATCAGAGTTGGTTACTGCGCCTACGACTGTACTCTTACGAAAGGCAAGTTGTACTTTTTTGGAATAAATGATAGGACTGAAATTACCGTTTGGTAAATTGCCATATCCTGTTGCGGTTGTAAAAGCCATGAGTATATCCTCCATTGAATGTTTTTGGCTTAGGTTTAATTAAGCTAAAACAATTAGATTCAAGAGGCTGTACGTTCTAGGGTGGCGTTACAATAACGGGCCTGTAATTGTTCAGGTAGGTCTTAACTAAAATGTTTTGCTTAGAGTATACTAAAGTAAAAGGTGGCTACCTATAGTAGGGCTTTATCTTTAGTGGTAGTATTGACACCCATAGTTATACTTGTAAATCTATGAGTGTCAAGTGTTTATTTTAAATTAATTATCTAGCACCGCCAGAAAGATCATAGACAAACTTTCCACTGCGTTGAGACTCAGCAATAGCGTCCATGTTTTTCTCAAAGTCTTTATCTGACATATTCTTTACTTGAGACTCACTGAAAGCACCCTCCAAGTCCACAGTATCAGGCTTAGTACCACGCTTGCTTACTACTGCCTTAGCTGCTTCCTTACTAGCCTTTTTACGAGACTTAGTGTCCATGCCCTTGTCTGACTTATACAAATCAATAACACGTACCACAGAGCGAGGATCATCTTGGTTCTCATACAAAGCATCTTGTACCCACTTAGGCTGTTCCCCTGCCCAATCGTGGAACTCATCGCTTTCTTTAAGATCATCAAAGTCTGTGTGAGCAGTCCTGATAGCATCCATAGACTTGTCACGGTCAGCTTGAGCAGACATCTCATCAATCTGCTTTAGACGATCCTCTGCGTGACTAAACTTCTCTTGAGCTTTCTTCTCTGCAATAGTCTCAACGATAGCTGCTACATCAGGGTACTTGTCAGCCCACGCTTGAATGTCCTCATCAGACTTGGGTGGACGTACAGAGCCTTGCTCTTTAGCATTCTCTAGTTGAGCTTTGATAGCTTTGAGTTCTGCTGCAGTATTGCTTTGAAGCTTACGGATGTCATCGTAGCGTTTCTTGTAAGTACGCTCCTCACCTGTCTCAGGCTCTTTCTCCGCTTTAGCTTCTACAACTTCAGTTTCTTCTTCTTCTTGCTCTTCCTCGCTAGAAGCAGTAAGCTCTTCTAGTTCAGCCTCTGCTTCAGCAATACGCCGTGCGTTAGCGTTGTTGTACTTTGAGTCTACAAAACCTGCTACTTTAGGTTTCTCCATTACCGTCATTTCTGCTGGCATAATTAGTTCCTTATGTTATGGCCTAGTACCTAAGCCTTTACTTTTCTTCTTCTTGGTCTTCGCTGGTTCGTTCACTGTTACGTAACCCCCGTTAGCGTAACTCTTAGTTTTCTTTTTCTTTAGTAAGCCGCCTTTGTTGTAAAAGTCAGAATCATATTCAACTTTATTGACATAACGGTCTTCGCCCTTTCCAAACCCTCCTGCAGACGGTGTGTAATCAACATTAGCAGTACCGCCGCCAGCCTCATTATTGCCATAGGTACTACCGCCGCCAGCCGAAGTTGGGGTGCGGGGTTCAAAAGCAAATACTGGACCATCATCATCATTATTATTAATCGTTGGAGGAAGCTTAGTCACGGCAATTTCAGGCGTATCTTCAGGGGTAACTTTAGGTCTCAATCGTCTACCAAAAGTATTTGTGTTGAGGTTTGTGACAGTCTCATATTCAGGGCCAAATAAATCAGGTTTACTTTCTCCTTCATTTTGAGCAGACACTATTGCATCTGGAGCAAGTTCGGCTGTTGAGTCACCTATTTCTGTTGTAGAAATCTCTTCTGGGCTACCAAGAATATCAGAGCCAATACCGAAAGGTGCTACAAGAGATGATGCTAAACTTTGTGCGCCCCCTTCAAGTATTGAGGTAAGACCTTTTTTTAGTTGTTCAGGGTTAACTTCTTCATTTGGATCAAATGTATAAGGAGAGCCAAAGCCTTTAATTTTTCTTAATCTGTCCAGCTTAGGTCGCCTTGGGTCATTTTTTGGTACACCGAAAAAGTTTACTCCAAGCTTTTTAAGAGTTCCCCCTGTAGCTACATCTTGACCTTTTATAAAGCGATTAAACTTAACTGCTAAAGAAGATTTAGCTGCACCCTCTTCCATAGCATTTATTGAATCTTTAAACCCGTCTACGGCAACTCTCATACTAGCATCAGATAACGCTACAACCGTAGCTCCTATTATCGGTATGGCAGATACTATACCACGTTGACGCTCCATATCCATTTGAAATAGTTGAAGGTCTTCTAAGCTTGTTACTTTGTTTAAGTCTATTTGTGCTGGAGCATTTTTAGCATCTTGTTCACGGTCAAACTTTACATCAGCATCACTTTTTCCAGAATCTCTACCTTTTGGAATGTCTTCACGTCTTGCTCCTAGCCCGTCTACTGTAGGTAATGCCATTGATGCTTTAAACGAGTAACCTTCAGGTAAAGGTACATCTGCAGGCCAATATAGTTCCATTTCTGTGCCATCAGGCATAAGCACTACCTGACTAGTAATTGTAGATTTAGTAGTACCGTCACCCATAAGACCATCAAAATACGCATCTGTGTCAAACCCTTGATCAAAGTCAAGCCCTAGTGTAGGTACAGCAGATGGATCATAGCCTGATACACTACCTCCCGGCGCATAACCCATCAAGCCTCCCTGATTAGCAGCAATCTTAGGCTCCTCTGATATCTCAGGTGTATTAGCGTCTTTCATTTCCTCTGGAGTTTGCATTGCACCTGTTGTAGGTACAGCTATACCTCTTTCTCCTAGCATACGAGAAATCTCAGGGTTCTGCGCTGCAGCTTCGCCAATCTTAGCAATCACATCATCTACTTTATTAGGGTCACTATACATACTATTAGAAGGGTTTTGTTGACCAATCATTCCACCCTGATTCATATTATTCATTTCAGCATCAATTAGAGCGTCAATGTCTTGATCTCCCATTTCAGCCATCTGCATCTGTGGTTCGTCAGCAACAGGTTCACCGCCTATTCTACCATCAGCATCCATCTGTTGCAAGCCATTTTTTGCTTCCATACGTAAATCTTCAAAGTATTTTACACCAAAGAAACGAACAACGTCAGCAGGTACAACGTACTCACCTTCACTTAGCTTAGCGTCAATGTCATCACGTACCTCAACAGGAAGTGACCCCGGTGGTACATCATTGCCTGATATAGGGTCTACTGTCTCAGCCTCGCCGCCCAGAGCAAAAGCCATCTGTGTTTGGTTGTTCATATCTGTAAGCCCTCCTTGGGCATATCCTGCTTCTTTTTTATTTGTTACGTTTGCAATAAAGGGTTTAAATATAGGATTCTGTTTTGCTAAGTCTTTAGTTAAACTAACAGTAATATCGTTTTTAGTAATTCTTCTAATTCCAATTATATTGCGCTTGACATACAAACTATTATTTTCTCTTAAAGAAACTGTACCTGACTGATTACCCCCTACAACATTTACATAGTCAGCTTCTCCCTGCCCTGTAATCCTATCTCCTGCATAAAAAGCTACATGATCGCCCCTACCATCTTTTTTTCCACTAGTCTCAGCAATTTTACCCTTTGCATCTCTAGGCCAATCCCAAATTATAATATCACCTTCTTGAGCATTCTCAATACCATCTACAGCAGTTCCATAGTCCATGAATGAGTTAGCTCTAATCCTATTATTACCAGACTTTCCCACTTCAAGTGTATCTGCACCTAGATTAGTAAGCACATGATGTACAAAAGCAGCACACCACGCTGTTATTTCCCCATCTTTTTCTAAAGGATTAAACTCTCCACCTTGAGCAGTATAAAAGAAACCCATAATAGACTTTTGATGATCTGGATTTCTTTGATCTAAACCTGTTACAATTTTTGTTAAATCTTGACCCTTAGCGTCTTTTGTTTTTTGACCTAAAATCCAGCCCATTGATGCTATGTAATCAATAGCACTCTCAAAGTTTTCTGCTGCTTCTGCTTTATTTCTATCAGGGTCAAAATCTTCAGGTCTAAGTTCAGGTCTAAGACTAGAACCTTCTTTAACTTTAGAAGGATTTAAAGGCATACCATACTTATCAACTGTCTCAACTCTAGGAACAAAGGGGTCTATTGGCAAGGCCATAGACATTTGAGTATCAATATTTTTAGTATCTTTAGGTTTATCTACAGGCTTAATACCTAAGTCGGTATTTGGTTCTTCTTCATTTATACCAAATAAGTTACTGAAGGCTGTCTTTAAACCCCTGAAAAAACCTGTATTTTCTTGGGCTTTTTCAGACTGTATTTTAATATCTTCTGGTAAACTTAATGCAGATACAGGTTTGTCATACAAGCCAAACTTTTGAAAGTTAATAGCCTGTTGTGTTTGTTGCTCTAAAGTATTAACCATCTGCGTTTACTCCTGCCCTTAAAGTCTTCAATGATCTGAACGCTGCAGCTTGACCCTGTAAGCGAAACAAGTTATCCGAATTTTCACTCTGCTCCATAGTAGTATGTACCCTGTCAAGCCTTACATCAAGTTCAACACAGAAAGCATCCCATAGAGGCTTATCGTTTACTAGCTTCTTTAGGATACTCATTTATTTGGCCTCTGTACTAAGCCACCTTCATTAAATATCCTTAGTTTATTATCTTTAGTTCTGACTGCTAAAGATTTAAGCTGTGATAATGTTGGCTTCTTTACACCCCTAGCAAGTGCAAGAGGACCAACTTGTA